GTCATATGGTGATTCCCGTAGTTTGATAGCAAGTGCCGGCCTGAATTCTTCCAGAAGGTTGAAGTACATTTGCCCATAGCGAAGTGGGTATTTATCGTTCTTCTGGTGCTCATACTTAATGCTGACATCAGCAAGAAAATCATTAAACGACAGGTATTGGGTTTGCATGAATTTCAGTATACGCTTGAACCGTGAAAGAAACACAGGACGCTTTGTACTCGGATTCACCGGACGTGATTGAAGCATACGAAGACAGGGCATTCATGCATTTGTCCTTCACAGGGCTCATCCCATGCTGTCTGGGGGCAAATGGGAGACAATCAAGACACTGGAAGAAAGTCCGCAAACTGGCGGCCGAGCTGTATGCATTGGATAAATTTAAGTGAAAAACCTGGGATGAATTTTTTGCGATTTTGCTCCCCCACCCACCCTGCCTCAACCGAGAAAGTTTCGCGGGGCTACAAGAGACAGGTGCTGCGAGGCGACACTGCGAACAATTTTTCGCAATTTGTGTCGGTACTCGGGGTAGTCGGCAACAAGTCCACACACGCAGAGGACACACAGCAGTCTCTCGCAGTGTGTGCCGATGGTTTCTGGCTGATTACAAAACGACACAACTCACTAGATAAGTCACGACCCGAATACGACACCCCAAAAAACAGCAAGACGATTTATCCAAGTGTTTCAGTAAGACACACGCCGAGAGAGAGACCACACACCCGATGTAATCCAACACGCAACACGACACGCCAACAAAACCAACAGCACTGTCGGGTCTGTCGGGTTTCGGGTCTGGTGTGGGCTTAGCCACGCAGAGCCTCGCTCATACACATCGCATACACACGACACACACAAACACAAGAGAGAGATGAGATGACAACACAAGAGCCAACCCCATCAGAGTTTGTCGCTTTCGTTCCAAGCAACAGTATGTACACACAGTTGCTTCGGTCTAAGAGGACAGCGAACGAACACCTGACCACACACCAACGCCTGTCGCAGATGAAACTCACAGGTGTATTCATCTCAAAGGTAGCAAGCGAACTGTTGGCACTTGACTTAGATGAACAAGGTTGCCACATCGCTACGGGTGAGTACGCAGACACCCACACGCTTAGCCTTGTGTCACTGATGCTAGAAGCAGAGAGGGAGATAGGCTTCGCACCCACTGATGATGAGATAGACCGTATGCCCCCAGCAGACGCAGAGAGGGCACACGCCGAACGCCAACGCCAACGCAACTACGCCTACTCTGCCTACCTTCGCCTCAACACACGCCAGTCATAGAAGTCGCCAAGTGCTACGGGTACTAGATAAGTCTGCTCGCATACGACTATCGTTGAGATGTTATGAGTAACCATGTTCGCTGTTCAGGTTGTGACTACGATGTCCAGTGCGATGAACAAAAGCACCTACCTAGTAACGGTTGGGATTTACCATTTGACCTATTTGGTTACTATGGTGGCTTCACTGATGAGGTAGATGTACTGTTTAGTAATCGCCGTAGCCGTAGTTGGATACTGTGTCACGACTGCATAGTGAAGTTCCTTACTCTGTTCCCAGCATTGGCAGAGACGATAGGTAAGGGGACACACCCCTGCGATAGTGAAACACCGTGCTGTGAGTGGGCATGGCGTTCCACTGAGAACTTCGGCAAGTATGAACGCAATGCTAATGGCGAACTCGTGCCAGTGTCGGGGGCGCACTATCAGGTGGTCGTTGATGGTCAGTGGCGTGATGTCACAGATAGTAAATAGATAAGTCTGCTCGCCCTACCCTAAGGTCAATACCGAAAGGGGAACACAATGGGAATAGCACGAAACGCAGAACTCACTATCACACTTACGGCACAGCAGGTTGCTCGCTTGGAGTGTGTCTTACAGATAGTCAGGTTGTTCGCTGATGATGAACACACGGAAGCGCATGTTTCCGAAATCTACGAAGTCTTGCGCCAAGCAGAGCGCACTCAACTCGGAACATACGGCATCTAGTGATTACCAAAGGACTTACCGTAGGTCAGACGCTGTTGATACCAGTGTCGTTCGGTCACATCGTTTCAGACAAGGCACGCCGAATGACTACGGGTGCTGTGGAAGCAGAGTTCATCTCATACCACGACACAGATAAACAGTACGCCCGTGTGCTTTACTGTGGAGAAGTTTTCGTTGTCAGTGTTGGACAGATACTGAACTAGATAAGTTCATCACGCACACTCTTCCATTACTTGACCACCGTCTGTCATACGCAACTCACAGGAGTTGTGTGTCGGCAGATAGATGGTGTCACCGATAGTCAATGTCGTGCCGTACAGGGCGACAAGTCTGTCCACCACTTCCATAGTGTTGCCTTCACACTTTGTTCGGGCTATCCAATAGAGAGTGTCGCCTTCTTTGATAGTGACTGGTGTGCCATCACAAAAGAACTCACTGTCTCTTGCTTGCTGTCTTTCCAAATACCCAAATGCGAATACTGACGCAAGTGTTATTGCGATAGCGATGAGAATTGTCTTTGCTGTTCGATAGGTGTTCTCGTTCATCTCATCATCTTATCTAGTTACAACACAAACCACACTCAAACGCTCGGAGCCCCGGCTGGCGCAGTGCTTCGCACTTTGCCCTCACTTGTGATGAACACTTATCTAGTAAGTCATAGTCTCGCCGTAGCAGAGTAATGCTCACTAGATAAGTGAAACCCCGTAACCCCTACGCCCTTGATGAAAGGGGGTTGGGGATAAGAGCGCAGAGGCTACGGGTGACCGTTGAGACTTATCTAGTACGGTTCAGAGGCGTGAACGATGAATGGCGAACCACACTTCACACAGTTCGCTGTTCGCTTCTCGCTGTCGTATGTCGGATACTCATCAGCGTCAATGCTTGACCCGTGCCAACCGATGTACTCACCCAAATACGAGAGAGAGTGTTCGTTATCAGTCGGACACTCCAACTCATAAGAGTTGTGGTCGTATGGGAAACAGTCAGCCATTTCCACCGTCACACGGAAAGCACGAGGCTTCGTGTATCCACCACGAACATCACAGCCCCCGTGTATCTGAATAAGGCTCACAGTCTCACCGTCATTACGGGTGAACGATACGCCTTGTAGTGTTTGCGAAAGACTGTCCTCGCCGTTGTAAGTGTTCCAAGTACGAGGCTTAGGGTCGTAGCGTTCAGCCAGTGTCTCGGCGATAGCCAACCAGCCCTCATCAGGCATACACCGTGCCAAATCATCTAACTCGGCTTGGATACTCGGCAGAAACTCCACACGGTTCGCAAGAAAGTGAAAAACTGAAAGCACTACGCCATAACCGTCAGCCCACGCAGTCGGTTCGTTCTCAAAATCGGCAAGCGTCTTGCCATTGTTTCGTTCCCAGTTCCTGCCGTATGCGCCACCACTGTCCAAGATGTGCGTTCCAGTGTTTTCTGTTAGCATTTCTGCTAACACGCTACGGGTGTCCAGTGCTGTCGTAGTCATTAGCGCACTCGCTTCGTGACTGGGTGACGGCGAATAGAGCCGTAGCGTTCGTCTTGATGTTCGTTGTACACGGTCAGAGCGAATAGGGTGGTAATCACCGTTCCACCTACCACGATGAACAAACAGGTCAGCAGGTCGCCGATGTTGCTGTTGTAGTACGCCTGAACCACTCCGAACAGTCCGATAGTCGGCACGGCAGAGATAATGCCGAGCAGAGCCTTCATCGTTCCGAGATAATGTTCCTGACACCAGTTTTCGCACTTATCTAGTAACTTCATTAGTTGCCCCTTTCACGAGCGTTAGTTCCTGAATAAATCATAACCATTGACGAGCAGAATTATCCGACTTTCTGCCGACCCACCCGTGCGCCCTCGCCACAGACCGAACCCCAACCACTGCCCCTGCCTCTGGAGCCCCGGTGTACAATGAACCAGGCAATACTCGGTTAGATTTATCTAAAAGAGAGAGAAGGAAAGACACGAAATGGCACACGGACTAGAAATCAATAAAGACGGCACAGCGAGAATGGCATACGCCGACAGAGAAATCCCGTGGCACAGGCTTGGAACGCCAATGAAGGGGCTACAAACGGCAGAGGCAATGCTCGAAGCTTCACAGGCGAACTTCGATGTAGTCACAACACGGGTGGCAATTTGCGATGACAATGGCGAACCACTACGGAACCCTGATGGCACAACTATTCTCGTGCCGGACAGTCGTGCAACCGTACGGGTCAACATTGACGGCACATTCACCGGTTTGGCCACCGTTGGAACGCGTTATGTAGTTCAGCAGAATAAAGAGTGTTTGGATTATGCGCTAAGCATCGTGGGTGCTTCCGAAGGAGACGCAGTTGTAGATACCGCCGGTGTTCTACACGATGGAAAAGGTTTCTTTGCTTCACTTGACTTGGGCGCGATAGTCGTAGACCCTGCTGGCGTGAATGACCAAATAGCGCGCTACTTACTTGTTCGCAATGGACACGATGGAAAGACGGCAATTACATTCGCCAACACTTCTATTCGTGCCGTATGTCAAAATACCGTAACGCTTGGCATAGAAAGCGCTCGACGGGTATTTACTGCTCGTCACACTCGTAATGCAGACAGAGCGATAGAGCAAGCGAATGAAGTTCTTGCGATATCTAATGAATGGGCAAACAACTTTGCTGCTACTGCCGAACGACTACTGGCAGTGAAAGTTCCAGCACGCACACAAGTTCTTGACAAAGTCCTAAATACAGCATTTCCGATAGAGCCAAATAGCACAGAGCGTCAGAGAAAGAACCGTGATGACGTGTTGTCGCTAGTTCGCGCTATTTATGAAAACGAAAACAACGCAAAGAACTACGGGTACAACGGCTGGTCAATCTATAACGCCATCGGCGAATATCTCGACCACTACCGAGATGCTTCTCGCGATGAACGCGCGCTCGCGTCCATGGACAACAACTCATGGGTGACGAGAACAAAACTAAAAACTCAAACTTATCTATTAACAAATGTCTGACTTCTAGTACGGGTATTATTAGTCAAGCCCATAGAAAAGTGAGGCAAGATGAATAACGACGGCGCAGACGATTTTTACGAATTTGCCGGTGATGATGGCGAAGAAATGCCGACAAAGGAAGAACTTGCGCTGTTCATATCCGAGTTCATGTCTAACTCGCAGAAAGCGAGAAATATGTATCGTTCACACTTCTGCTCAATAATCGCAAATCGAATTCACGATGAATTCGGCGTAGAGGGTTTGTGTGAATTAATGATGGCAATAGACAAACGTGCCGGTTGGATATCAGACATCATCATTGAGGACGCAGATATCCATGACGCACTATTTAATGGGCACGGCGTGTATGACGACAAAGCAATAATCAAAGCTCGAATGAGCCAAGAGATGACTGAAATGAACAAGAAAATATGGCGCTTGCGTAAGAAATATTCCAAACTAATTGCAGAGGAAATATTTTACGGTCGCACCCAGGGTGCCACGGGTAAGTCGGAAACAAGTTCCGAAACCGATTAGTTCTGTTCTGCTTTACCGAGTAAATTCAGAATAAGTTGCACGGCACTATCCTCGTTAGCGAACTCCCCACCTTCTACTGACGCATTTACCACCGAACGCTTTCGCTCGATGAGTTGATAAATCTCCTCATCAATGGTGTCTTTAGTTAATAGATAAGTTGCCGTCACGCTTCCTTGTTGTCCGATGCGATGTAGGCGTGAGTATGTCTGGTCTACGTCTGCTGGTGTCCACGGAAGTTCTATGAATAAACACTCCTCTGACGCAGTGAGTGTGTGTCCAGTTTTGGCAGCCTGGATAGATAACACGATTACGGGTGCTTTATCTACGGTTAACTGCTGAAACTTGCGTTTATTCTCCTCTACTTCCTCAACCTTCATTCCACCCTGAATACGTAGGTCTCCATACTTACGGGCGATTTCGTCAACGATGTCTCGATGGTGTGCAGCGACAACGACCTTACGGCCGGCCTCTATACGTTCAGTAATCCACTCATGAGCGACTTCCATCTTTGCTTTCGCAGCAAGACGGCGAAGCACCGACAGACGGACTAAATGTTCGTTCGCTTCTGCCCTAATCATTGCTGATATGGCAGCGCCGTGCTGTGACTTGCCCTGCTCTATGGCGAGTTGTCGGGCTCGCTCTGCGATGTAGAGAATAATGTCGTTCTCTGCTTTCTTGTATTCTTTCATCGCTTGTGATGAGCCCTCTACCAGCAATTTGCTATGGACTACGGGTGGCAACTCCGATAACACTTGGTCTTTCGTACGGCGTATGTAGCAAGTGCCACGAAGCCTGTCATTGAGTTCGTCTAGGTGTGAGTGTCCACTGATATTCCACTGACCAAAACTGTCTTGGTATGCAGCGCAATAGCGTCGATAGAAACCCCACAACCCACCAAAGTCCTTGAGGCGACCCAGTACATCAAGTTGGCTTGCGTATTCGTTCGGCCTGTTCGTTACGGGTGTTCCCGTGAGACACAATACGAGACCTTCTTTTGGTGCGCTACGAGCTATCTTGACTGCTGCTTTCGTTCTCTGCGAGGTGGGCGTTTTTAGATAGTGGCTTTCATCCCATACGTACGAGCGATGTTTGGATAGTTGCTTCTCCCATGTAGCGATATTGCTGTATCCAACTACCACAACGTCATATGTGCCTGCGTCAGGGAATGACTTACGGTTCGTCACAGTGGCCACCTTGCGATGTGGATACCACTTCGAATATTCACTCGCCCAGTTAAGCACGAGACTTGGTGGACATACAACGACTGCTGGGTAACTGTCGTGAACGTATTCGAGCGTGGACATCGCCTGCAGTGTCTTTCCGAGACCCATGTCGTCAGCGATAAATGTCCTACGGGCTCTTGCAGCGTACGAAACTCCAGCTTTCTGATACGGCAGCAGTGCGCCTTGTAGTTCAGGTATCTGTATCTCTGCGTCTACCGAGCGTGATGCCTGTATCAATTCAGTCATCTCTGTCTCTACTTGTACAGCCATGTCCATTAGCTCATTGTCTACGGTAACGCCGAAAGATTTGGCCCACGTAATGATATTTGTAATCGATGTAAGGGGGGCTTTCCATGCAAGCATTTTGCTATCCCATGTAATGCCAGGTATTTGTTTAATAGCCTTAATGATTACTCGCTCATAAGGCACACGGATAACCGCCATACCATTATCGACATACACACGAGCACCGGTGCGCCCTATAGCAGGTATTGGTACGGAGAACTTTAGAGCATCGACAGTGACCTCAAAGTTATGACGCAATGCAAACTCACGACCTTCATTGATAGCCGTAATTGGTAAGCGCCACACACGGCCAATCTTGTCCCACCTTGCACCTGATATGCGTTTTATTTCCTCAACCTGGCCGGCATCAAATGGAAAATCAAGAATTATTTCGTTGTGGTCTAAAAATAACTTCACGATGGACATTGTACAGATAAAAATGAGGACCGACAAGGCTCACGTGTGTTGGATACCGAAAGGAGAGTGTGAGCCCTGCCGGTCTGCGATGTGAATCCTAAGTCGAGGAAAGCAGGTTTATCAGTGAGCTTGATGAAAAGCGAGAAAATCGCTATCATGGGTCCATGGATACCAACAGCGTTATTGTTTCCGTGCTGCTCTTGCTAGTTCTGTACGGATTTTTAAAATTTGATAGCAAGGCACGGGGTGGTCGGGATTAAGTTATGAGACGACGAAACATGCCCTGGCACTTGCTGCGCCGACAGAATTACACGACCGAAAAGAAACAACAGGAGCGCTTCGCTATCTGCAAGGCATGCCCTGAATTCTTGCGCCAAACGCAGCAGTGCGCTGTGTGTGGTTGCTTCATGCATTTAAAAACAAGACTAATTGAGGCTGAATGCCCAGTAGGAAAGTGGTAATAGATTATGGCTTCACTCCCACCGTTGTTCACGTGTTGCGTATGTGGTCTACCGTTGCGCCCACAAGATTCGATTAGCGAACGTAAAGCTGTTGTTTGGCTTAAAGCCAAGGGGACAACAATTTCCGAAGTTATTGACGAGCTTCACGAATACAAGCACAACTACTGCAAACAAGTAGAAGATACTGGTGGTATCCAAATAGCCCTGTTCTAGGCGCTTCCACCATAGAGCTGCTTCCCTATGAGAAAATAGGGTATGGCTAAAAAGAAAAAACAAGAGCAGGAAACAGAAGCACCAAATTTCACTCGTCGTGCTGTTCCTGTATCAGAAGCCAAAACAAGCCAAAGACCACCTCGTCGTGGCCGTTATAAGTGCTGTGGGTGAACTTAACTAGATAAGTGGTTTACGCCAATTGGATGGCGAGTGGAAGTCTTCTACCAACTTCTTTTGCTCTTCATCTTCGTACAAACGAATGATGTGCACACACGGGTCACCTTCCTGAAATTCCTCTTCTTCAGCTTCGCTCATTGGGATACCGTCATGTATTGAGCATACGGGTGGTCCACACCAGTCATTTTCTAGACCGATGTGGAGCCACTCGTCGAAGCTGATTGTGCTTGTCTTCGCCTTTGACGAAGGCTGTGAGGGCTCACCGATTTGAGACATCTCTGTTCTTTCTATTCGCAGGCGAGACATGCGTAATTACTTCTGCGCGTTGTCGACGATTGGACCGTCGATAATTGATGAGTTATTAGCAATAGCTTTCTTTAGCTTCTTGCGAGCAGGAGCTGGCATCCGAACTGCCTTCTTGGCAGCCTTCTTGACCGTCTTTGCTTTCTTTGCTGTCTTCTTGGTTGCCTTCTTGACGGCTTTCTTTGCTGGCTTCTTCTTTACTGCTTTCTTTACTGCTTTCTTTGCAGTTTTCTTGGCCGGCTTTTTCTTTGCTGCTTTCTTTGGTGCAGCTTTTTTCTTTGTAGCCATTTAGCTATCTCCTAGTTGTTTGTTTGCCTTTGTGAGCGCTTCACATCGGTCGGAGGCAATATTAGTCATCTTTACGCCACCATGCAACATAAAAAAAATCTTTGTTGGAGGTTGTGAACTCGTATTGGCAAGCCCTAGTCTGTCCCCAAGTGGCAATAAGCCACCTGAGACAAGTAACTAGAAGGAGCCAACCATGGCGACAACAAAGCATCGGGGTAAGTCCCCGTCCGGTGCCGGACAGGCACAACTCATTGAGACACTTACATCGAGTGCCTCTAACGTAGACCAGCAAACCATTGTCAAAATGGCAAAGGTTATTAGTGGGATGGCACCACTACCAGTAAAGATGGCACCACCATCGTCGGCCACTGGTCGCACCTCAAGCAAGGCAGTCCCACGATTGACGAACATCGAAGTTGTTATTATGACACTTCTCGATTCTCCGAATGAGTGGTTCCTCGTCAAGAAGTCAAAGAAGCGTGGTGGCAATGGCCCACTGCGAAGCATTGCAAAAGGCATCGAAATCGTCACACGCGCTAATGAGGCTGGCGAGATTGAGCACTATGCACGCTTCACGGGTGGAGCACTGACAATCCCTGGTGGCCGCAAGGTTAAGCAAATTCGTGAGAAGCTGCAAACCATCAAGTCTGCTGTCGAATCAGGGTTGACAGTCACCTCAACCAGGATGGGGAAGGCAACCAAAACAAAGCCTGGCTCTCTGAATCACGTCATCAAGTACCCAATGAACGAGACTGAAGAGCTGTTCCTCGAAGTCCTCAAGCACCCAAATTCTCGCGTCTTGTTGCGCAGTGGAGCAAAGGCTAACGAGGAGTTCTTTACGTTCCGTTGGAAATGGAGTACTCGCTACGGGTTTGACCTCTCGCAGTTCACTACGAGCCAGGAAGCCTTGCCGGACGGCACCTTTAACCTCTACGGACAGTACACCCCGACTAGCAAGGGCGAGATGAACGCATCGCTCGCTGCTCTCGTCGATGTGCTCGAACAGAAGCGTCAGGTGCGTGACTCAATGAAGCTGCGTCGCGAGAGTGTTACGAACACGACAGTTGCAGCAATCAAGCCAGTTACACAGCCGGCAGAGACTGGATACATACGTCTCTAAAGCTCGCTGGGTGATTTCCCCCGATTTCCACCCAGTACGAATCGCCCCCATCGGTCCTCGCAGGAACTGATGGGGGCTTTTCTATTTACTAGATAAGTCAATGTCATAAAAACCGACGAAAGGCGGGGCTGCGGTAGCAGTAACCAACTCAATGCACTTATCTAGTTAGTTACGCATACGAAAAAACCCACTCACCTAGTTATTCACTAGATAAGTGGGTCTTTCATTACTTATCTAGTTCATAGATAAGAAGCAAGGTCACCGTCAGCAATTTCGGAAACATCTACTCCGTGAAATTCTGCAATTGCATCCCAGACCACTTCTTCCGTCCAAGCGTAAGTGCCATTGTTGTATTCAGCAGGCAAGCACTCCGTCCAATTGCGAGGCTCACGCTTTACTACTTCTACGAACGAAACAAAAATTGCATCACGGGAATCAAATTCGTTATCCCACTCTCCACCGAATTCATAATCGTTCTCTGCATCAAGCCAAGTGCCGTCAACATAAACCGAATTGCCGTCATTAGAAACAAGTACGGTATCTACGAGAAATACATCTTTGTCGCCTTCTTGGCGAAAGGCAATTTTTTCGCCTTGCTGAAATTTGTGCGCTATTGAGAACGCTGTTCCCCTGCTTCTCACGATTACATCTGTTACCAACATATTTTCCCCTTTTCGGTAGTAGGTACTAATAATGGTAATAAATGACGAGCAGATTTATCTGGACACTTATCTAGTTAGTAATACGGAAGTACGATTACTTCTTCTTCGCCTCTGCGTGTAAACACTGCGATTACTTCACTCTTGCTTATCTCTCTCGTAAGCAACGTCCTATCATCGTGACCGTGACGGTCAGCGAACCACTTCGCCCTACTTCTGTCAAGCGTCCACGATAAACCTTCTTCGTTTACATCCTTACGGCATCCACGATAAATTGTCAGCGTGTCGTCAAGCGATGCGAATAGTTTCAGTTCTTCTTCATTCATCAGCGAGTGTTGTGAAGCACGGTCACTTCCGAATAGTTCTGTCCACGAACCAACATTCTGCCAAGCGTTCTCCGTGTCTATCCATACATCCGAAACAAGTGACCAATACTCATCATCAGTAATTTCATCAAAAGTGTTGAGAACAAAGTGTAAAGCATCAAAACGATATGGACGCTCATGCAAATAAATAAATCGTGACCATTCACACTTATCTAGTGCTTCTTCCGTTGCCTTGCGCTTGTTATCAAGAAGATTATTTATTAGGTCAATGTCTGTTACTGGTCCTATCCACATCACCAATGGGTGACGAATAATCGTTCCGAATACATCATGCGTCTCGGTGTATTCCAGTAGTTCAGGGTTTAGTTCAGTAATCATGTTCTTCACATTACTGGTACTGCAATAAAAAAGCAAATCTTTTTTCCACTTTCTGCCGACTACCCCGATGGCATGGCTGTTTCGACAGCCACCAAAACGCTGTAAGCCCCGCAGCTTTCGCTGCAAGCGTTCCTAGCCGGGGCTCACACAGTGTGTGCTGCGCCTTCTGTTCGGGTGGGTCGGGGGCAAGTCTGCCGACCGAGCACCTGCTCTCTCTGTCTGTTCTTTTGTCGGTGTCGTGTCGTTCCATGAACCGACTAGATAAGTGTGAGCAAAATCTAAACTGACTAGATAAGTCTGCCCCACATTGGGTACGATGGTTCTGTCGGGGGAGATGGTCTCCCCCAGAGGGGGAGCATGATGAGCACCATTACAGACAGATGGTCGGGGGAAATTCCTGCCGACCTTTCCGACCAAGCGAGCGAGCAACGCCGTTCGGCAAGACACACCTATTGCCACGCTGTGGAAGCGCCAGAGGCTTGGTCACAGTCAGCGACACTTGATGAGCAATTGGTTCGTCTCTCAACGATAGAGGGGAATGACGCTGAGTTCGTCAAAAGCCTTGCCGACCAGTACGCCAAGAAAGGCGAACTAAGTCAAAAGCAATTGTGGTATGTAGGTCGGCTCTATCGGAAATACTCCGATAAGAACTACTGGCTACGCCAAGCATTGCTTGGTCACAATTGGCAACAAGTCGGCTTCATCGTCCATCACTACAACACGGTGTTGGGCACTTTTTCGGCAACGAACTACCACAAGTGCTCCAAGTGTGGTCTAGATGGAGAAACCACAGAGTCCAAAAATTACTCTGGTGACTGACTTATCTAGTTAGTCTCTCCCCCCGAGAAATCGGGGGGAGAACTATTGTTCTGCCGACTTATCTAGTTCTCTTTGGCAGACTGACGAATAGCGTCCAGCACCTTGTGGCGCAGATGCGAGAGTTCGTGGACATACTCATCAAGCGATGAAGTGAAACCCCAGTCCAAAGTGTTCAGATACTCGGCGAATTGTTCGTCAAGACGCTCCCAAGCGAGCGAGAGTTCCAGTGTGGATTGCACGAAGTTCTCTAACGCTGTTGCGAATTGTTCACGCTCACTAATAATCGTGAAAGAATCCTCACCCTCAATTAGCGAGAGACTGCTTCCACTATCCCAATCAACACTCACGATGCTGGCGCCCCATAAATCGTCACGCACATTCGTAATCACTCCGAGGTCGCCAGCAACAAGTTTCGTGTACGGGTCATTCGTTCGGACAAGACGAATACGCTTTCCAATTAGCGAAGTCGTGGTTTTGGTCATTATCAATTTCTCCGTTTCTAGTAGGTTGCAAACATCGTAGCGAGAGCAAACATCATTCCAACAACAGCCAAACTTTTTGCCGACCACCCCGATGCGAAAAACATTCCTCGCATCAAAGAAGCCCCGTTGAGAATAACCGAGACACAAAACACGGGGCTCCTGCTGCGCGCGAGATAACTCTGCCCTCCTGTTACTAGGCTTCGCTTGGCGCAAGCCACGAACGAAAGGGGACAATGTGAAAAGAGAGATTGTGTGGAGGCTGACAGAAGCTCAGAAAGAGGCAATCCTTCGAGCAATCATTTTCTGCCCGACACAAGTCGGCGATGGTGACGAAGAGCTGCAGCGGCATCGGGCCAATTCGGCTTTAGTTGCTGCAGAGCTTGAGCAGCTCGGCTACAGCGATGGCTCGCTGTGGTGGTATCTCGACAGCGACACACGCCGGAAGGCCAAGGCTCGCTGAGCCAGCAGCTCGCAGGGGTTCAGTCCCCTGCGGGCCATGGCCCACAGAAGCCCCGGTATAAACCGGTCAGGTCACCCGGAAGACCGGTCGGGTAGCGGGGCTCCCACACGGGGTGGGTCGGGGGAGAAGTGAAGGCGCAACGGGTGGGTCGGGCGCAAGTGGGTGGGTCGGGTGGGGTCGGGCGAGAAGTGCGACTGGGAGAGAAGGCGAAGGGCGCAAGGTGAAGGTGGCGTGAACTTACTAGATAAGTCCAGCGAGCGAGCAAGCGTAAATAGATACTAGATAAGTCTGCGTGATGTGGGTTATGCTGATTACAGGGATACTACGAAAGGGATACTGATGAGCCAAGTGCCAACAACCGATACAGATAGAGCAAGGGATTACCTTGTTGCTAATTCGCATAAGAGCCAATTTCTTGCGAGCGTTCTCAATTACTGGGAGCGACACGGAGTGATTACCGAGAAGCAACTCTCGGCAGTATTGCGACAGATAGAGCAAGACAAGTCAGGTAAGCGAGCAAGTGTGAACCCTGTAACTGAAGTCGGTATGTATCGCAATTCGCAAGGTGTGTTTCGTGTGAAGCAGTCCAAGCGTGGAAGTTTCTACGCTATGCGTTTCGTTCCCGAAGCAAGCACGAAGTCCGAGCGTTTCGTGTACGAAGCAGGTGCTATTTACGAACTATCTGCAAGTGACCGTATGACCATTGAGCAAGCGCAAGAGATAGGGGCACTCGCAGGTGTGTGCTGTGTGTGTGGAGCAGACCTAACGAACGAGAAGTCCGTGCGAGCAGGTATCGGGAGCGTGTGCGCCAAGCGTGTCTAACTAACTAGATAAGTCTGCCAACACGCCGATACCATTACCAGTACCAACGAAAGGGGAACTATGAGTACTGAATACGAAGCCGATACCTGCATGACCGAGTGTGTGCATTGTGACGAGCCTGCAAACTGGTCAGAACTGAATGAGCGAACTGATTTGCCGTTTGGTTTCATTGTGGACAAGCACGACAACCTGTGGTGCGAGAAGTGCTACTACGAGGAGCGCAAGCAAAGCAGTGGTCGTAGTAATGAGCGTCATTCATCACTTAGCGACTACTCGCATTGGAACGAGGAAGCACCAATTATCAAAGCGTATGAGGATAGGTACGCAGATTATTACAGCGAGCCAAATTATGACGACAACCCATACGAAGGAGACGACTACTAATGAGCGAACACGAAGTAACCACGCCTGAACTCACTCACCTTGACTGTCTCGGCGAACACCCAAATAGCCCGTGCGAAGGTGTCGTTGAGTTTCGCTATGCGTTGCCCATGCGTTTCCGTAGCAACGGCACGGCGATTATGTTCGCCCGTTGTGACAAGCACTATGACGAGTACGAAGCGAACTACGAAGCCCGTGTGCGCTTGCAACACGACTACGAGGAAAGCCTGTACTGCAAGCACGGTACTTATGTCGGTGACTGGGCAGGTGCTGACATTCTGTGTGGTGCTTGCGAGAGCGAGTGAGCGACACTTATCTAGTTAGTTCTATGACTGACTAGATAAGACCACGCCCCCACTTATCTAGTCACTTATCTAGTTAGTTGTGGTGAGCAGTCTCGGCTGTCTCGGTAAACCACTCCGTTACGAGCGAAAGACCCATTACGGTTGAGCAGGGTAGGGTCAGAAAGGATAAGAAGCCCCACTCGCAACGAGCCGTATGTTGCCCACCACGAAGCGAAGCATAGACCACGAGAGAGCAACCGAAAGCGAACTTCGCGCCGACTACCCCGTGACCACCCAGCCCTCGCTCCCTTTGGGAGCCCCGGGGGGCGTCAGCCCCTGCGGGGCTTCCAGCGTCGGGGGGGTGGGGTGGGCGTGGCGCAACGGGTAGGTCGGGTGGAAGTGGCAGGCAACGCAAACGGTCAATGGCTTCGTGGCGTGTGGAATAACTAGATAAGTGTGAACTCACTAGATAAGTCTGCCCACCCACCGTTATCGTATGAGTATCTACTAATCCCACGAAAGGGGAACTCAATGAAAGCCATAGACCTAGCCACCGAAGTTGAGCAAAGTCTCAACGACACCAAACTTGGCTATGAGATTAGTCAAGCCCAACTTTACTCCGTCACGAAGTACGGCGAGTACGCTATTGCTGGAACACACGGCGATGTGTATGAACTCCTAGAAAGTGACGAAAGCGTGGCAGTAGCCAATGCTTCGGACTTCATCGCATTGGTCACTTGTGGTTGGGCTTCACCTATCACCGATGACGATGATGAGGAAGTAGCACCGAGCCAGCACCCACAGCGTAGGCGTGTTCGCTTGTTCGTCTTGGCAAGCCGTCAAAGTGTGGCGAGTGTGCTTCGTTTCTCCGATGAGCCAGACAGCGTTGTTACCGATGAAGGTCAAGCGAGAGGCTCGCTCGCTGACGCAGTACACAACTTGTTCGCCAAGGCACGAAAGAATACGAACTAGATAAGTTCGTTCGGTCAAGCCGACTAGCCCACCACGCACCCCCTGCGTGGTGGGCTTAGTCGTTTATGGACTTATCTAGTTAGTTCATCGTCACGCAAGCGATACGACTTATCTAGTCAGTTCACGCAAGCACCGAACTCCACCGTGACGGTCAGGCGTTCACTCCGAGAGCAAGCACGGCGATAGCCGTGTGCGCTAGCCACGAAGTCACTCCGAGCAAGAGCCGAACTTCCCCCCGACATACCCGTATGCCAGCCAACGGCTCGCACCTTGTAAGCCCCGCAGAAGTCGGCGAAACCCGGGGCTTCCAACGCAAGCGAGCAGGTGTGGAGCGTCGGGGTGGTCGGGGGCAAGTGCCGAGAGTGAGGGTGGAACTAATTAGATAAGTCTGCCCACTGCGCCATACCGTAATCAGTAGGAACTAATCCAATCACTAAGCGAGGTAAGAGTTATGAGACTAGATACACAGGCACTGGATAACTGGATAACACGTATCCCTGAATACGAGCCCGTACTTATCAGCGAACTGAACTACGCCGACTACGAGGGTAAAGACTTGCGAGTAGGTGAACGTACCTGCGAGCGTTGCAGTACGGAGATAGGTTGGCGTGAAGGTATGTCGCTAATCACGTACTGGCGCATAGACGAGGATGGCGAGCGTGAATGGTGCAACGATTGCTGGCAGGCAGTATGCGAGCCACAGTACGAGACTTATTACGGACTGCCAGACTAACTAGATAAGTCTGCACGGCAGGTACTATCGTGGTACTTGTCCTAATCACACAACACACAGGGGGTTACTAATGGGACGATACTCACTAGAAGGGATGCTAGAAGTGGCAGACATGGATACTGCACTTCGCTGGCACCTAGCAAGCAATCACTATCCAGCAATTCCAGCCGTCATGGTGGAGCCGTGCAAGGTTGCAATCGCAAACGCACAGCAAGCCGACTGGGACGTGGAGATTGACCTGCCTGCAGGCATCCTATGGCGTGGGCAGGCAACCTGCCCAACTCATGCGCTTGTAGAGGGATTGCACCTAAGCCAATTCATTGACTGGCAAGCACACTTGGAACTGTACGGCGAGGATAACGAGTAGTACCTAGCACGTCTCATCCGACACGGACGAGCCCGACATACTTGCGAGAGTGTGTCGGGCTTATTCCATTGCCGACACTTATCTATCTAACTAGATAAGTCCTGCGAGCATGGTGGCGAGCACGGCCTGCGAGGAGCCGGGGCTCCCTGCGTAGCGTTGCGTTTATTGCGTTTATTGGAGCGTCGGGGTGGTCGGGAGAAAGTCAGATAAATCTGCCCGATACGAGTTAGAGTTGGAGAAACCAAATACAGGGGGTTACTGATGAGAAATAATGAACTAGATAAGTATGACCAGCACTACCGTATGCTTGCTCGTAAGTTCAGAGCGTTCGCAATAATCGCAGTTATTATCATTGCGTTGCTTGCCACTCACACAGCAAATCAGCCCGATTACGCTTGCTCGGAAGCAACGATAATCGTTAGAGAGGGTGACACGCTATGGAGTATCGCAGAGACAGAGTGTACTGGCGAAATCACGCAGGTTGCCGATTACTTAGTAGATAAGTACGGCACGACTATACACGCAGGACAGGCGATAGACCTGCCGATAGACGATAACTAACTAGATAAGTCCGAAGTCCACACACACTCACTAGATAAGTTGCCAAACACTCACTCAACGGTTTGAGCCCCGCTTCGCTCAATAAAACAAAAAACCACGGGGCTTACACGGTAAGCAGGCGAGTGAAGCGAAGTGAGTGCGCTTCGGGGTGGTCGGGCGAAAGTTTGCGCTGAAAGAAACGGCGACCAACATCTGTCCTCAACTTATTGACGGTGGTGGAAAGGAAACTGAACTGACTAGATAAGTGGAGATAAGTCTGCTGTCGTGTTCGTAGCGTGGGTGGTGTTCGGATACCAACTAGACCCCGAACAAGGAGAGCAATAATGTCCACAGTCAAAGTCAAGGTGAAGGTGAGTGTTCTCATCTCTCACTTAGAGAAGGCTCTTGCCGAGCGTGAGGCTCGGTACAAGAACCAAGAGAAAGAGGAACTTGCCTACGAAAAGGCAGTTGAGGCGTACAACCTCGCTGTCCTGAAACTCATCAAAGCAGGAAAAGGCGAAATTGAGGAAGCCAGCAAGAACTATTGGTACTCCCGTGACCGCAAGCACAAGGGCAAAGTATCGTTCAGCGTCAGCGTTCTGCTTCCAGCAGGCGCACTCCCAGCCGAGCCTGAACGCCCTACGGGTTACAGCGAACACGAGTTCAAGCGTGAAAAAGAGGAAATCTCACAGGCAATTCGTGTGCTGAAACTCACAGACGAGCAGTTGGTGAGCGCAAGCACCTACAACTCGGTGGCGAAGTATCTCTAACCCCCTTTCCCACTAAACCACCGAAAGTAACGGGTGGCTTGCCAGAAATGGTGAGCCACCCGTTTCACTTATCTAACTAGATAAGTCCCTGACGAGCGAGAAGCGACTACGAGCGAGCAGGGCTTTCGCTTCGGCGTTGCTTGCTTCGGCTATTGCTATCAGTCTGTTCGCTTCGGCTGTCATTTCATAGATAAGTGCCAGCCTTTCCTCTATCCAACCTTCTGAGCCCCGTTGGAAGGGCTGGCTGCCGGGGCTTACAAGGAAAGGGCGCATAGGGCAAGAATAATGGGCGCACGGGGTGGTCGGGGGCAAGTGGAAATCGGGCGTGTCGGGGGCAAGTTCAGAAATCTGTCTAGCGATGTTGGTAAATCTGCTCTCACGGGTGTAGGGTGGTGCGCAAGCCACCACCCAACACAAAGGAGACTAAACCAATGGCTACAGAAACCCAAGTCAAGCAAGCAGTGGAAGCGTTCCTAAACGCTCTCACAGCGAAAGAACAAGCCGAGCAGGCGCACGAAGTGGCAAGAGAAACTCTTGTCGCAGTGTTCGCCGAGAACGGCATCAACGACTTCACGCAAGACGAAATCACTCTCTCGGTCACGCCGAGCGAGCGCAGGTCTTTCTCACTAGATAAGTTGCGCAAGTCAGTCAGTCCTGCTCTGTTCCGTAAGGTGACGAAGCCAAGCGTGGACACGAAGGCGTGGGATAGCGCAGTGGACAAGGGCGAAATACCAAACAAGGTAATCAAGTCAGTCGTGGAAATCACGAACTATGTCCGAGTGCTGGTGAAGCCAGCGAAGGGCGCAGTCAAGCCAGCAAGCAAGGCGAGCAAAGTCGCTTAGTCGTTCAGTGGGTGGGTGGACTTACTAGATAAGTCTGCCCACCCACTATTACGATGAAATCGTAATAAATACCTAGACCCGAAGGGGGTAGAACAATGGCAACAAAGGCATTACACATCACAAGCGAGGGAGAGTGCTTGCCACTCTTTCTTGACGAGGACACGGCTCACATCGCCATCAACGAAATCGTAGGTGGTTGGTTTGACAGCGTGAACGAGGGAAACTTGGGCATTGTTGGTTACATCAACGATGAAGGCTTGCTCATCGGCTTGCCAATGAACGCAGTCGCTTCGGCACTGTTCGGCAGACCACTGGCAGGTGACTGCGTGGTAATCGGTGCGCTCAACGAGCAGGGCGAGTATGACGGAGAGAACCACGATGTTCCTGCGTTCGTATGGAGTGAGCAATTCGCAAATCTCGTCAAGACCGTTCGCACTGACGGTGAGTACGCAAATTGGCTCACCGACTGGGCGAGCGATGATGAGAACTTCGCACCAAAGGTAATCGGTATGACCGATGAGCAAATGGATAACTACTTCGCCAACGGTGAACTTCCCAATGAGTGAAGCAACTATTCACCACATCAACTCACTAGATAAGTCACCAGCCCCCAAAGTGGGGCTGGTGCTTACTAACGCCAATGACGGTTTGGTGCTTGCGTATCACTTGCGTAATGTCGCTGGTGACGGTCTGTACGCTTCGTGGACAGTGCTGTGCCACTTGCCGAACGACACCTACTCGCCGTTCGTGGTGTGGACACTCATCGCACGACCCGAAGGCTGGTACTGCGAGAACGGTGACTATTACGGGCAAATCTCTAACGCTGTTCGTGGCTACGAGGGCAGGGCTGGTATCGCCGAAGCCGAGTGACTTATCTAGTCAGTCTGACCCACTTGCCAACGGTGGGTCGGGCTGGCTGGATACTTACTAGATAAGTGCCGACCCGAATACTTACTAGATAAGTTCGCTTCCGACGATGGAAGCCCCGCGCCCCGACCATGAGCCGGGGCTCACACGGGAAGTGATAAAAAATGGATTTTTTTGCGAGCAACGGGGGTGGTCGGGGAAAAGTGCGCAAAGTTCGGGCGTGTCGGGGGAATGTCGTTTGCTGGCTCTAACTGTTTGACGGTGGTGGAAAGGATTACTAGATAAGTCTGCTCGTACACATGTATCGTGTAATCACCTACTAAACCAAAGGGGAAGAAAATGGGATTAGACAACATACCGAAGAACTACCCGTGCAAGTCCAAAGGCACGGCAGTAATGGTGAGGCGACTGGACAAGGAAGGTCAGCCGATTCGTGGACAAGACGGTGAGTTCGTGGAAAGCATTTCCTGTGAGGAAACTGCTAATCGCAACGCATGCCCGTATCAGACAGCAGTCAAGGCAAGTGGCATGACCGAAGGTGCTGTGTACGGCATGTTCGGAACTCCGTGCTGGTATCGGGGTAAGTGGGGGAACTACCTCATTGACGCTCTTGGCATTAGCGAATACGATTTCTATGGCGACAATGAGGAAGGTACGGAGAAGTCTCCAGAGAGTTGCCGAGCAACTGCCAACCAAATGGAATGGTTTCTGAACGAAAAGATTCAGGATTCTCCAGAGTTCATCGTGAACGGTGAGGATTTGATTCCTCAGATTCGTTATGCGATTTGGTGGCTTCGTTGGACTGCCGATGAGGCAGACGGCTCTACCTGCTGGTACTGAAAGGACTAGATAAGTGACTGCCCATGTTCACATCACAGTCCGTGCGAGCGCACAAATTGTGAAACACGAAGAAGAAGAAATAATTGAGGAGTGGAGTATCCCCACCAATGAAATGCCCGATGAGTGGGAATACATGACCGATGAAGAAAGGGCGAAATGGGTCAGGTCTGCTGAACGGTCTAAGTACTGGATAAACGCATACAAGGTGCTGACTCCAGTCGTGGTTTCTGCTACCGAAACTGGGGTGGTACGGACTACTGTTTCCGTGAAAGGAGAGAAATGGTTCTGACGCCTGAAGATTTAGACAAGATTTTGTGGGAGAACTACTACTTCCTTGCCACGACACGGGCTCAAGCAATAGAAGCAATTTGTGGTGATTTAGCAAATGGAACTTTATTGGCGTGGGCTCTTGATTCGTGGGGCATAACAAGTGACGACATTGTGCGCTCAATAATTCGGCTGACTACAGACCAACTTCTCGGCAAAGACGTAAACGAGATGGCGTATGAACCTACTAGATAAGTTCTTCGTTCCCCTATGGGTTACGATTCGGCTCTTTCTGACCATGCTCGCAATAAAGGCTCGTGGTCTGATTCTCATCGGCAGCAAGTGCAGAGTGGAGTTTCCAGAGGGTCGCTCATTTGTCTATTTCTCTTTCTCGCCAGACCCGAACGACACTTCGTATTTTGACGACTATGGGATTCCCGATGATGAGATTTATGACTACCTAGATAAGTGGACGGCACTTATCAAGTACGCATGGACGGACCATCAGAACGGCTGGCGTGTCAGCGAAACACAACTCGTTTACGCAGACGAAATCATTACTGACTAGATAAGTCCAACCAAATTAAACCAGCTCGACCCTTTGAGCCCCGGCTAAACAGTGGGACGCGGGGCTTACACGGTAAGTGATGGGGTGGGGCTGGTTCGGGGTGGTCGGCAAGAAGTTGGGTCGGCTCACGGGTGGGTCGGGTGAAAGTCGGGTCGGGTTGAGAACACATCAAGACATTGACGGTGGTGGAAGAACATGCTGACTAGATAAGTCAGGTTGATAAATCTGCTGGTGTGGGGCTAGAGTGGGTCGTACCACTACTAGACGAAAGGGCGAGCATGCCAAACTGGTGCAGTAACACAATGAAGGTGTCAGGTCCGAAACCTGAACTCAAGCGATTCCTGAAATCACTCAAGATAAAGGAATTGCAAAAGACTGGAGAAATCCAAGACGGCAAATGGGTAGCCACTGGTGAAAAAGAAGTAGAAGTTGATTCACTCAACCACCTTGACCCGATTCCCGAGGCGTTGATGAACACGGTTTCGGGTTCAGTTCCCGAGGACAAACAGGCTGAACACAAAAAGCAAATGCAAGACAACCTAGATAAGTACGGCTACAAGGACTGGTACGACTATGCCAACGCCGTATGGGGAAGCAAGTGGGGCGCAGGTGATGTTGGCGTATCTGATGACGACTACAACAAGGGTTCTGTCTCAATGTATTACCAGTCAGCATGGTCGCCGTGTAACGGTCTTATCGCTCGTATCTCAAAGCAGTTCCCGAAACTTGTATTCGGTGTCGTGTTCACGGAAGAAGCCGAGTTCTTTGCTGGTTGGGTTGTAATCCACAATGGCGAACTCATTGTTGAGGGCGAAGGTGTAACCGAAATGGATTCGGAGATAGAGGGCATGCCCCAAGATACCGATGAACAAATGGACGAATACTGGGAAGCACAGAGTGAGTGGCGAGCAAACCGTGACGATGAAATGGTTGATTCGTGCGACAAGGCGATGCAACTCATCGTGTCGTGGATTCGTTCTAATCAGAGGCGAAAGGAGAAACTATCGTTCAGTCAGTATGACGATTACTTACTAGATAAGTCCTAAACCCAAAATCAACCAAGAAACAAAGGAGAAAGACATGGCACTTACAGCCATTGAGAAAAAGACAATGCGAATCGCAGAGCGACTCAAGAACGAAAGACTTGAGCGTGAGTGGTCACAAGAAACGCTGGCGAATAAGGCTGGCATTGACCGTAAAACGGTGAATCGCATTGAGAACGGACATTTCTCGCCAAGCATGACGACATTTCTATTGTTGTGCGAAGCGATGAAAGTGAACGCCCAAGACATTATTGCAAAATAATGCCTGATGTGAAATGGGTGGGGAGTGGACACCCCACCCATACTCACTAGATAAGTCTGCTTACTAATAGATACAGTGTTGGTACTTACCACCAAAGGAGAAACGCCATGAGCGAACAGCAAGTAATCTCAAACGACATACTAAAGATTCTCGGCGATGTAATGCGCCGAAACAAGTATGCAAAAAAAGAAATGTGCAAAGAGGTTGCGATGAGCGACACCCCACCAATGCTCATCATTGGTCGTATTCACCAGTCTGATGATACAGATGATGAATTGGCTGAATCAGCAAGTCAATACACAAAGCAGTTGGGCTTGGAACGCCAATACGATGTTGCCATGCTTCCACTGATTCACAAAGGCGACCCATACGACGCTTACATTGACGCTGTTGGTCACTTGCCTACAGCACCAGTGAACTTCATCTTTGTTGCTGTTGAGGGTTACATGCGTCGCTTCACAGACCTGACGACTCCAGCCGACCGTGACAGTGAAAGAGAATCGCTGAAAGATGAGTTCCAAAACAACCCTTTCACCGATGTTCGTGAGGGTCTTGTAGTAAGTGGCGTGGACTGGGAACAGGACAAGATTTACATGAGCGCAAGCACCTACACCTATGACGACCAAGGTGTACCGATGTTTGATGATGTGGACACTGACATTGTTCACCTGACAGATGAGAACAGCGAAATGGCTGAGGCTCGTTTCACCAATGCCATGCTTCAGACGATTTCATACCTGAAAATGGCAATAAAGGCAAAGGCGTTTCACACCTTGCTCACCGAAGCCGACAACGACAAAGAAGGGAACTAGATAAGTGACCCAAACACTTACAGCAACCGAACTGGTGGACACAATGATTCGTCACTGCTCGGGCAGAGACTTAGTTGCTTCATCGGAAATGACCGACATGTTGCTTGACCTGCGTTCGCTAATAACCAACGACAAACAGAAAGAGGAAGTGAAATGAGCGAACAACAAAACCATGATGAAGAAATGCAAGAAATAATGAAAAAAGTGTTCTCTGATAACACCGAGTTTCCCACCGAGAATCCGTTTATCAGATTCGGATTTGACGCATTGCAGACATTGACCGAGGCACTGTTTGTTTATCAGAATCATGGTCACCGAATGGGATTCAGTTTCTCGCAGGTGCAAGAAATTGCACAACTCCCCGACAAGGAGAAGGATGAGGCGCTAAAGTTTCTTGTGCCAAGTCCTGATGGACCATTGCTCACAGAGGACGACCGTGCATTGGCAGACATGCTGGACGACTTGATTATGGACGCTATGGCTTATTCGGAAGCACGGGAAATAGCCAAAGAGACGATTCCCGACATTGAGGATTTTCTCAAGAACCAGTAGCCACTTATCTAGTTACTAGATAAGTCCGATAACTAACTAGATAAGTCAGGGGGTGGGGTCAAACCCACCCTCTTTCTTTATGCACCCGATTCACCATGTAAGCCCCGCGTTTCGCTGCCAAAAAATCCAGAAATCCAGAGCCGCCGCAGCCGGCCGCCAGAACGTGCAAAAAAATGAAAAATTTGACAAATTTAATTCCCGGGGGGTGGTGAATCTAATTGACGGTGGTGGAAAGGAAGTGCCCTCGATGTCAGGTGGTCAAAAAAATAACTTTCTTGCGTTGCCGTACCAGATAAGTCTGCCTACCAAAAGATAATCTGGAGTGACGGGCAAGTCGGGATAAAGTTCCGCTAGAAAGGTAGCCATGAAAAAACTGACTGATGAATTCATTGACGGAATCCACAAAGAGATGTGGAAGGAAATGGAAAAAGAATTCGGAACGATGTATCGGATTCCCAAAGAACAAGCGTCCAATGCCAGCGAACTGATTCGTGGGCTACATGTACTGCAATTATGGCAAAGGGAAGGTGGAAGCAAAAATGTGCTTTCTTACCTGAACTCTTACTCCGTGCTTCCCCACATCGCCGACCACATTATTCAGACATACTGTGGCAAGGAAGTCCAGAGGGAAGCAATGCAGAAGCCTGAAAAACGCAAGGACAAATGGGGTGCGTTTATGGAGTGGGCAAAGACCCAAGACGGTAAAGAGTTCACCACCGAGCAACTGGTTGAGCAGTGTGGATTCTCGTATCAGACGACACTCGGGTTCGTGAACGAAACTCCAGAGTTCATCAAGGTCAAGCGTGGCTTGTACCGAATCTCTATCGCCAAGCGACCTGACTAACTAGATAAGTCAAAAATCTAATAATTCTGTATCTAACTAGATAAGTCCGCGGGGCTTCCAAAGGAAGCGAGGCTCGGGGTGGTCGGGTGTAAGTTGGCGAGGCTCGGGGTGGTCGGGTGCAAGTTGCCGAACGATTACCGAGTGGCTGGAACCAACTAGATAAGTGTCCGAGTGAAACTAACTAGATAAGTGGACTGACTAGATAAGTGGTATGAACTAACTAGATAAGTGGCGAGATAAATCTGCTGTCGGGTCGCTACAGTGGTACACGACAACCAACCCAACTACTAGAAACGGAGAAATACCAATGGTTGCACAGACAGAAACAACGGCTCTCCCCGAGTGCTGGAAAGCACTTGAGGACTGCCTCAACGCAGGGATAGACCGAGTAATCCTCTACGGTCCATCAGGTATCGGAAAGACCTACGCTGGCATGACGCTCGGCAAAGTGGACGCTGGTGCGTTCCGACTGGTCTGCACCGAGGACATGACGAACATGGATGTTACAGGTGGCTTCATGCCGAACGGCAAAGGTGGCTTCATGTGGCTGGACGGTTCGGCTCTCAAGGCATGGAAGGGCAACGGAACAGAGGGTGGACGACTCATCGTGGACGAAGTAGATAAGGCTTCGGGCGATGTGTTCGCAACACTCTTGGCGATGTTGGATTCACCTGAATCTGCTTCGTTTGAGCATCCTGAAACTGGCGAAGTGATTCGTCCTCTCGGTGGATTCTCGGCAATTATGACCACGAACATTGAGAACATGGGTGAGTTGCCAACAGCACTCGCTGACCGTTTCCCGATTCGTATTCGTATCAACGAGCCACACCCGAGCGCACTGCTTCGCTTGTCTCCTGACTTGCGCAAGTACGCCGTTCGCATGGCTGACGCTGGTGACGACCGTATCTCACTTCGTGCGTTCATCGCATTGGACAAACTCCGTGCGAGCGTTGGCATGGAACGAGCATGCTCACTCACTTTCGGCGACCGTTCCCGTCAGATTCTTGACGCACTCGCCATTGACGGGGTGAAATAATGTCTCAACCTGCTGGCAAGCATGTTGCTGGCAAGGCGTTCCCGAGTGGACTAGATAAGTCCACTCGGGGTAACGCCAAAGCCGAGGCAACCCTTCTCGGTCGGCGTGACCAAGCACACGGAGTTTGGACAGTAGAACACTGCCAAGCCGTGCGTGGCGAGCCAATGACCGATGTGACTAACAAAATCATGTTCGCACCAACGGACAATGACGACAAGGCTCGGGCGATTCGTGCGCACGAACTCATGCACGCAAAGGTGTCGCCTGATTCGGCACAAATGGCAGAGTGGGTCAAGCGTGAAATGGCTTCGGCTACAGCACTCACTGTCGTTGAGGAACTTCGTGTGAACTTTCTCTGCCAACAGGCAGGGATAGATGTAAAGAAACACCTTGCTGACGGAAGCGAACTCGCAAGTGGACAGCGTTGCGCAGAAACTAACGACTGGGCAATGGCAGTTGCTATGTGCGTTGGAACTGCTGGAAGTGCTGGACACAAGCAATTTCTCAACGGCGTTCGCAGAGTGAATCGTGCATGGGGCGACCAACTGCTAGACATTGGCAAGCGAGCCGTGCGTGAGATGAAGAAGGCTCATCGCACTGGTCACTTGGCTAACACGACAGTTCACAACGGACTTGCGCCGTTCGGATTCACCTACACGGAACAACTCGCCGAGTGGGTGGACAGGCTCGCTTCGTTCCCACCACCAAAGGAACGGAAGCAACCAAAGCCGAGCAAGAGCAAGGCTGGTGGCGAGGGCGAAGGTAACTCACTAGATAAGTCCAAAGCCCACAGCAACGAAGGTGAAGGCAAGGAAGGTGAAGGCGACAAGGACGGAAATCCACTCAAGGACATAACTCCGTCTGCTATCACCACTGGCACTCCGAAATGGGGCGAACTTCGTCTTGAGCGTATGCCAATGCCTCGCTACAGCAAAGGTGGTATCGGTAAGAAGCGTATTGCAACAAACGCAGGTCGCAGACCTCGCCGTATGCAACGCATGATGACCGACCCTGCTATGCGAGTGTTTGACCGAAAGGTGCGTGGCAGTGGTGGCATGGTCGTTATTGACGCAAGTGGTTCTATGTCGTTCACGACAGAACAAATTGCCGAAATTATTGAGCATGCCCCTGGGGCTACTGTGTTGCTCTACTCCGACAGAGGTAGTCGTGGTCATAACGCATGGGTCGTTGGCGACAAAGGACGCATGGTTGAGACAGTGGAAGGAATTGACTACGGACACGGCAACGGCGTGGACTATCCAGCAATTCAGTGGGGCGTAAAGAATCGCAAAGATTCTCGCACTCCTCTTGTTTGGGTAACAGACGGTGGAGTGTGTGGCGTGAACGACAATTTCCACGATTCACTCGCCATGCAGTGTCTCACCTACGCTCGCAAGAACAACTACATCGTTGTTCCTCATGTTGAGGAAGCGATAAAGCAACTCAAGTCATTGAGCAACGGTGGAACGGCACGGAGTGTCTATCCAGCGATGTTCCGTGATGTGTGGCGCAGACACATGGGCAAAATCCCACTCGCTTGAGTGACTAGATAAGTCCTCGGGTGGGGGTTGGTGAGAGCCAGCCCCCACTCTTGGCGTACACAGTTGGGGAGAACCGTGTACGACTTGCCTACGCTCTCTCGGCGAGCGTGTGTCGCTCTGAATACCAAGCGATACACTTTCCGTTTCTAACGCTCTACGAGAGGGCTAGGCACTCCCAATACCTACTAGATAAGTGAAAGGACTAGATAAGTGGACACACCCGATGAAGCAGTGCAGGAAGCATTGAGCGAACTGCAAGACAGCCTGAAACATGCGATTCATTATTTGACTGGAATACTGGACGAAATTACGACAGGCTCGTACACACCAAAGAAAGCAAGTGAGGACTACGAGAATCTACTGTGGAACGAAGGTATTGACTTCATTTCGCAGTTGAGTTCACTCGCTGAACTTGACTTAGAAATTGTTTGAGAAAGGACTAGATAAGTGCTGATAATGATTCTGCTTACTTGTATTGCGTGTATCACACTCGGTACTTATCTAGTCAGTATCACCACTGGTACTTATCTAGTCAATACACATGAACTAGATAAGTGCATGCGATTCGCTCGTATCTACTTACTAGATAAGTTGTTAGTCACGCACACGCAAGAGTGCAGTAACGACAAGTCGCCACAGCGTGTAGAACAACGCCAGCACCACACAACGCCACAGAGAGAGTGTGATACTCACTCCACTGCCGTCCACGCTCACGACACGCAGAGCAAGATACAGAACCGAGCCGAGCATGACCGACACAAACACAAGATTCAGAATCGCAAGAATTGCCTTCATGCCCCCATTTACCGTTGGAGCCCCGCCAGAAATTGGGTTCGGCAGCGGACGAGGAAAAGAATTTCCAATTTTTTGAGTATTTTTGGAAGGCATGTTCTTCTGAGCTCCTAGGAACTTGACGGTGGTGGAAGACTTTCCTGGATTTAAGAAATCTTTAATTTTTTAACAATTTGATGGACCCGCTGCCGGCTCAAATCAAACTCATCTGCAATTTCCCGAAGGGACTTACCCTCGGTCCGCATGTTGCGAATTACTTCATTTCTTTTTGAGTCAGTTGCTGGACCCGGTTGAAACGGGCCCCACTGCCACTGGGAAATTTGTGAAATTATGTCAATTCTTTCCTGACTCAATTGACCTTTGCGAAATCTCTGGCGAATGTATCCAGCCCAAGCTCCAAGAGTTACATCTTTTTCTTCAAAATTTTCAACATGAATTGCCGGAACTTTTGAATTTCCTTCTCGTGCAATGTATTGCTCAAGTGCCTTGATGTAGGTATTGAATTTGGTGTTGTTGTCCATACTTGTAACGATAGACGAACATATGTTCGCCAGGGGTGACAAGTAAATAAATTGATTTTTTTACAATTAACGCGGAGCTGCAGCCGGCCGCGGTGGTGGAAGAAAAAAGATTTTTTTATCTTGGAAATATTTTTAAATAGATTTGCTTTTATCCCACGTGGCGGCTAACGTATACGACGTGGATAAATGCATGAGCAAATCAGGCAAATTTTTCCATATCTACAATTGTATATAAAGCGCCATGGCAACCTGCGATGTCATTGACGCACCAAACAAGCAAGGGGTGCATCACCATGGAAGAGAAAAAGAATCAAAAGGAATGGATTGAACTAGGACACGGGGACAAGGGCAAGAAAGAGCTGGCCGAAGTATTGTCCAAAAACAATGTCGACCCAGAGCTAGCCAAAGAGCTCCAGACTCAAATCCAAGAAACAACAAAAAATCAACACAATGTCATCTTCGTCTTCACTGAGGGCACATATGCAATTACCGCAATTCATGCACCAAAGTCATCACTCGATGGACGGGAAGGTCCTGTCCTCATGCCGGGAGCAAATGACAAGAACATCATTGCGGCATTTTCTGATGAATTCATTCGCTCGAAGATTAAAACAGTTGATTTGCTGGAAGAAAACGCGGGGCTCACTGGTATCGGTGATGTTGCCTGGATGAACGAATTGGAAAAGCTAGTGGAAATTGTTAGGCTGGAGCTGGCAGCCAACCCACCAGATAAATGGGAATCATTGCTGGATTCCAATGAATCTGAATGACGGTGGTGGAAGACGCCTGGTTTTAAATTAAAAGAAAAGGGAAATTATGCAAATCACAGCTGTTGATACCGAGGGACCATTTGAACCCAGAAGATGGCAAGATGCTGCCAAGGTTTGTGTTTCTTCGATTTTTGACTCAACGGCAGCCATCATGGCCGACCGCGGAGAATCCAGAATCACACTAATCTCCTCAGAAAATTATGAAAAATTGAATTCCGAGCTCGAGACGTTCCTCCTTTTCCAAGGTCACCTCGACATCCAATTCGAGGGAATGATTAATACTTCGAAATGGTTCGAAGCTGACCAGATGTATTGGGCAGAAGAGTGGAAAATGCTGGGGGCGATTGCTGCTTCTGGAGGAATGAAAAATGGAAGTTTTTTGCCAGATGCTGCGGCCGGCAGCAAATACAAAAAAATGGAAAATTTGAGTGCTAGCGGTACCGAAGTCTTCGACAGCTGGATGATTCGGGAACAAATAACCGAAACTTTGATTCGCAAGCAGCACGACTACGGTCACCATAATATTTCAAGATTTGGACGCCATGGTCTCCTCGTGCGCGTGCATGACAAAATTGCAAGATTAAAGAACTTAATGCTGCAGTCTGCTGCGCCTAACAACGAATCAATCTCAGACACATACACCGATATCGTCGGCTACTCGGCAATTGGAATTATGTGGGAACGAGGTTGGTTTAACCTCGAGCTCACGGTATAAATAAAAAAGCAATTTAAAAAAGTTACTAGAAAGATGACGGTGGTGGAAGATGGGTATTGAATATCTTGGTTTGTTTTTGCTACCGATTTGGTGCCTGGTTCTATGGGCTGGTAGCAAGAGCAATTTCATTACTAATGACGACTCGAGAACTTTCATTGGAAGATTTGGTGCAATCCCATACCTCGTATGGGCATTTAATAAAGTATGGATTTTCTGTTTATTTATCATCTATGGATTGATACAGGGGATGGTTGGTCCAGGCGTGCCAACTTACATCAGGGTCACAATAATTGGATGGCACGTAATACTTGTATTGGCGTTGGTTTTTAAAAAGATACGAGAACTCGGCCTAGGGCTTTTAGCATTCATTATTCCACTGTCTGTGATTTTCATAGCGCTCTGGGAAGTTTCTGGCGACGCTACAACCATAGATGAAGACACCGAATATTACATAAATCAAAACGACCCCTTGGGCATATTAGAACCGTAAGGAGATAGACATGGGCCTGATACGCGCAGCAATTATCTACTCAGCTGGCAAGCGTCGCGCTAACAAGAAACGAGACAGACAGGAACGGTCTCGAATCGAGTACGAGAACTGGGGCGAACACGATTCAACCAGAGCTATGTACGAGTACTACCGAAAAGACTCCGACGCAGAGCGGGAGTACTATGCCAACCGATAAAGGTGCGCTCTGTGTTGACTGCGGTGTAGACACAGTTGAAATTAATGAGTACTACATGTCTACGGACGCCATCTGGAAACGAGCTGGCATGCATAAGCGCGGCGGGATGCTTTGCATTGGCTGCCTGGAAAAGCGCGTTGGACACATGCTTAAATCATCAAATTTTAAAGAGTGCCCACTCAACTGGCGCAATGTTCTCTATCCAGAAATGTCTTCAGGAAGATTGCTATCTCGTTATCTAAATGGTGGGCAGCGGTCCAAATGGAAAGCAGGCCTCATGCGCGCATTGAAAAATGTACTAAAAGATGGCGACTGGGGACTCATCGCAAAGCTGACAATGACCGAGTATTTATACGAAAAAAAGAAAAACAAATATGTACCCAAGGAGGATGCATAATGTCGATAAAAGAAGCAGCCATTGATTGGTGGGTCTGTGATTGTGGGAACAATCCAGGGGCCGACGGCTTTTATCCATGTAACGAAAAAGGCGAAATGTTAGAACCAGAAATCGGCAGCGGCTGGGACGAAGAGTCGTACGTGTGTTACCGCTGCGGGGATATTATTAATCAAAATACTTTGGCCGTAATCGGGAGCGCCTGGCACTGGGAGGATGATGGGAAAATTTAACTTTTCTGGAATGTCTGACATCGAATGCGAAGACATCATCGAAATGAAAGCTGAGCTCGAGGCGGACGCGTTGTGGCTCGAGGGCGAAATCAAAAAAGATAAGATTTTAAAAGAATCTGGCGGCCGGCTGCCGGCTGAAGAAAAAGAAGAAAATGAGGAAAATTCATGAACGTTTACGTATCTCTGGGCCTGCATCTGGTTTTTGCAATTTTGTGGTTTTTTGATTCGCGCACGCTTCGGCGACGAAGGGACATAAAGCGCTATTACGAAGCTGAGGGAAAAATGAACGCGATACTGGACCAGGCGGCCAAAACTCTCATCACTGAGCTCGACTCGTGGAGGCTAGAAAAAGAAAGAAATAAGACGCCCGATGGCATGGAGCTGCATGAGCTTTCCCAAAAGATTGCGTACGAACAGATGAAGTCTCGATGGAACCACCCGACCAATAATCGAAGGACAGACTTCGATATCGACATTACCCACATTCTCGAAGAAAAGATGGCCAAACGCAAAAAGAAGCCAGGCCCATGGGGATTGATTGGTTGGTCATTCCAGGACAGAGAGTTAGGCGGACCTAACTCAGGGATGTGGAAAAAGCCAAAATCTGACGAATAGCCGCTCGAGCTCTCCGGGTTAAAGGAAACCCCAGGGGAGTCAACTTCCGTCACCACCTACCAGAAAACAGAAAGACTCAACCCTGGGGTTAACTCCATTCCGGTGAAAGGGGGTAACTCCGGAAGGAGCCCCGCTAACATAGCACGATTTTTAAAGACTCCATGTAAATATTTCAAGAAATAAAAAAACTGAAAAGATTCTGAAAAGAATTTGCCCTGGGTGGTTGACGGTGGTGGAAGACTCTGCTAGCTTGAACCGCCATCGACCAATAGGTCGGTCCAACGTGTCGACACATTACGTGGGAAAACCTACATGCCCTGAAAACCTTTTGGAAACAAAAGGCTTAGCCGGCCACGCCCCCACGAAAGTTGGCAAAATTTCAAAGGTTCCCCCACACCCCCTCCAAAGGAGGGGTTCTTCTTTATTCATTCAAGGATTTATTCCTTGGTTGAAAGTAAGAATAGTTTTGGATTAATCCAATCTTTAGAGTGTTTTCATTTACGAAATTTAGTTTTACTCAATTGAAAATTAAGCAAATTTTTTTTTCCTGTTTGTACCATTTCTGTGTCGATAAGTATTGACGGTGGCGGAAAGCAACGATAGGATGCGTCTATGGTTGATGAGCTCTTCCCCAGAGAGAAGAAGAAGCGCGGTCCGAATCAGCACACCAAAGACCAACGCACGGCGGCGGAAACAATTTCTGAAGATGCAAAGAAAATAGTTTTCGACTATTGGAAAGAACGCCATTCCAAAAGAGCTGCAGTCCTGGACGCCAAACGCGCGGCAAGAATTGGATGGGCTATCAAGAACTACGGAATCAAGTCCTGCAAGGACGCTATAGACGGATGCCTTGTCTCTGATTGGCATATGGGCAAGAACCCCAACGGGAAGAAGTACAACGACATCCATAACATCTTCATTGATGCACAGCACGTCGAGATGTTCCTAAGGAAGCTGGAAGAAAAGACAGGCAACACAGCTCGAGATAAATGGATAAGTGGGGATAAATGATTATTGCCGGCAAGAGCAAACCACCATGCGACTGTGAAATAGATAGGATTACCCGACCCCTACGCTGCAATGAAGAAGAGGATGACGAGTGACTAAAACCGAATTAGTTCAATTGGTAGAGCAGGCCTATGCCACCTACAACCAAACACTCCCCTCGGCAGAAGACAGACTAATGACCCTGTATTCGTCCTGGCACGATTTACTCCATGACCTGGAGTACGACGAGACAAAGAAGGCTTTCCTCCAGATTGCGGTCAGTGCTCAGTTCATGCCCAGGCCTGGCGAGATACGTCGTGCCACAATAAATAGGCGTACAAAAATGACCTCATTCGATGACCCCCTTGTTGCTTGGGGTAAATTCCTTACCGTAATTTCTAACGTCAATTCTGGTGTAGGTAACCCAGTTGAGATGTCAGACGCCCTCCGCTCTACAGTAAGGGCACTGGGAGACGCTGCCTGGGGAATGCACACCAATTCAGACAGAGAAGCATTCTGTCGTACATATGAACGAATCGTCAATGAACTAGATATGGACCGGTACTCAGTTCCTGAATTGGATAGTAGTAAATGAATACCCCAACAATAATTTACCTATTTTTTTCTAGTCTTTTTATTTATGCTGTAATGTATTCCAGGATTGCTTTCCTGCTGAAGATATTTATTGTTGTCTCGCTAGTAGTTGCAATGAGGTCTGTCGTCCTGGGCTAGCTTCTGGTTTGTGAAGAGAAACCCAGGCAGACCAGCTCTTATACCAACGAAGCCAGTAGTGACGCTGACATTGCGCGTCACAAAAGAATTTAAAGAAAAACTCATGCATCAGGCCGGCGCCGTCGACTTGAGCTTGACTGCGTACATAGAGTCGTTGGTCGAGCGAGATGGGCGCTAAAAGCAAAAAGACTAAACATCTCGACAGCTATGTAACGCTGAACATCCGACTAAAAGGCCGGGTGAA